GGCTTTGCAGGGGATTCACTCAGAGAACGTGATGCTGGTGGCTGATGAGGCTTCTGGTGTGCCGGAGCAAGTGTTCGAGGCGGCTGCTGGCTCGATGTCTGGCCACAACGCTGTGACGCTGTTACTGGGTAATCCGGTGCGAAGCTCTGGGTTCTTTTACGACACCCACACGCGCCTGGCCGATGAGTGGACCACATTCCAAGTGGCGTGTACTGACTCGCCAAGGGTGTCGGATGAGTACGTCAAAGAGATGGCCATGCGCTATGGCGAGGAGAGTAACGTCTACAGAATCCGCGTGATCGGGGAGTTTCCCAAGGGCGATGACGACACTGTCATTGCCATGGACCTACTGGAGAGCGCGGTGAATCGGGATGTGGCGCCAAGTGAGTACGCGCCCATGCTCTGGGGCTTGGATGTGGCGCGGTTTGGCTCGGACCGGTCGGCCCTCTGCAAGCGCCAAGGCAATGCGGTGACAGAGGCGATCAGGACTTGGAAAAATTTGGACCTGATGCAACTGACTGGTGCGGTGGTGGCCGAGTACCAGGCACTGCCACCCAGCCAGCAGCCAAAGGAGATATTGGTGGACAGCATTGGATTAGGCGCTGGGGTGGTGGACCGGTTGAGAGAGCTGGGCCTGCCGGCCAGAGGCATCAACGTGTCCGAGTCCCCAGCCATGGGCGGGACTTACAGGAATCTGAAAGCAGAGCTTTGGTACAAAGCAAGGGCGTGGCTGGAGGCGCGGGATTGCAAGATGCCAAAGGATGAGGTGCTAATTGCTGAACTGGCCACAGTGCGGTACTCATTCACCAGTAACGGCAAGATCGCCATCGAGGGGAAAGACGAGATCAAGAGACGGGGCCTACCAAGCCCAGACAAGGCCGATGCCTTTGTCCTGACATTTGCGTCTGATGCAATTGCGGGAATGTATGGGTCAAGTGGATCAGGAAAGTGGTCCCAACCCTTGCGCAGAAACCTAGTCAGGGTTGCATAATTCGGGTATTGACAAACCAATGGGGGAAACCTATGAAGGCAATGAGTAAAGCGCAAAAGAAGGTCGGCAAGGTGATGGGTGAGTACAAGGCCGGCAAGCTGCACAGCGGTGGCACTGGCAAGGTTGTGACCAACCCCAAGCAGGCGGTGGCCATTGCCATGAGTGAAGCGAAGATGCCCATGCGCGGTCAGCGCACGGCAAAGAACAAGGCGAAAAAATAATGGCTACCATGCAGCGCACCATGAGCCAGGTCATGGACCGAGAAGAGGGCGAGGACATGGAAGGCGGCGAGAACTGCCCCATGCCCACGCAAGACATTACGCTGAACCTAAAGAACCGCGCCAAGGCAATCACCAGCGCGGCCTATGGTCCTGAGAATCCCAAACTGCCAAATGAGGCTTTTTGGCGCAAGAAAGCTGACCAGTGGGATGTGAGCATGGATGACGCAAAGCAGTCTCTGTGCGGTAACTGCGCGGCATTCAACGTGTCTGACAAGCTGAAACAGTGCATTGCCCAAGGCATTGGCATGGAAGCAGACCCATGGGGAACGATCAAGTTGGCCGATCTGGGTTACTGCGAAATCTTTGACTTCAAGTGCGCAGCCAGCAGAACGTGCGATGCATGGGTGGTCGGTGGCCCCAATACGGGTGAGCAAGAGGGTGAAGACATGGAAGAGGGCGAAGACTACGAAGAGGGAGAAGAATCATGAAACAAGGACTATATGCAAACATTGCTGCTAAACGCGAAAGAATTGCTGCTGGCAGCAAAGAGAAAATGCGCAAGCCTGGGGCAAAGGGCGCGCCAAGCGCTGCTGACTTTAAAGCAGCGGCTAAAACCGCCAAGCCAGTGAAAAAGAAATGAAGACCCCAGCTTGGCAGCGTAAAGAGGGCAAAAGCCCCTCTGGCGGCTTAAACGCCAAGGGCCGTGCCAGTGCGAAGGCCGAGGGCATGAATTTGAAAGCGCCAGTCAAAGCAGGCGACAATCCAAGGCGAGCGAGCTTCTTGGCACGCATGGGCAATATGCCTGGGCCTGAGATGAAGGGCGGTGAGCCGACTCGCCTGCTGCTGAGTCTGAAGGCGTGGGGCGCCAGCAGTAAGGCCGATGCCAAGGCGAAGGCGGCTGCCATCAGCGCCAGAAACAAGGCAAAGAAATGATTTGTCCGATTGTCATTGCCACTGTCAGGGGCCACGGGTTGGCCGTGCTGCTTGAATCGATCAGGCAATACGCGCCAGAGTGTCCGGTCTATCTGCGCGGCCCTGAGTCGGTGATTGAGAATTTCCAAGCAGACTACAAAATCTATGGCCAACCAAGGAACTTTGGCGAAGATTACAACGAGGTGATTGAAGCAGCGCTCAAGGACTGGTCATCATGCATTGTGGCCAATGACGACGTCGTGCTGACCCCCACCAGTGTGAAGGTGCTGATGGAGGATGTGGCCATTGTCAGGACCATGAACAGCTACAAAGCTGGGTGGGTGGCGGCAAGGTGCGATGCGGCCAGACCTTGTCAAAATGTGCGGATCACTGAGCAGCCGGAGAAACTGAACTTCTACAAATTCCCGTCTGAGGCTCACATCAAACTGGTCCAAGAGGTCAGCCCAATCTTTGCATGGATATCGAATGACGCATTTGAAGAGGCAAAGTTTCCCCCTCTGAATTGGTACAGTGACGATGTGCATTGTATGGACTTGGTGAGAAAAGGCTACGGCCACTATGTGAGCGCAAGCTACGTTCACCACATTGGCTCAAACACCATTGGCTTTGACGCGCAGAAGCTCCATGATGATGCGCTGCCATGGCTCAGAGAAAACAGGCCAGAATATGCGAGTGCCTGGTTTGATTCTTAATCTAGGGTCCGGCAAGGACTGGAATGCTGAGTATCTGAATGCAGATATTCAAGCCAGCAAGAATCCTGACTGGCTGGTGGATATCAGCAAAGTGAAGTGGGGCGACACCCTGCAAACCCGTTTTGGTCAGCTGGAAGTTGTGCCTGGTATGTTTGAGGCCATTGTGGCCAATGATGTGTTGGAACACATCCCCAACTTGGTCGATGCCATGACCAACTGCAAAGAGCTTTTAAGGGTTGGCGGCCAGATGCGGATTCATGTGCCATATGACTTGAGTCTTGGCGCTTGGCAAGACCCGACCCATGTCAGGGCATTCAATGAGAACTCTTGGCGGTATTACACCGATTGGCACTGGTACTTGGGGTGGCCAGATCGGTTTGAGTTGACAACACTGGAAATGCGTCTCTCAAAGGTGGGAGAAGCACTAGAATTGCCACAAGACGAAATCATCCGCACCCCAAGGGCTGTGGACTCCATGTATGTGGTTCTTACAAAGGTCAAGCCATGATTGAAAATATCACCGAAAATTTATCCACCGATATTGCAGCCACAGAGCCAATGGATGATGCAGAGCTGCAAGCCATTGTCACGCAAGACCTGACCGATGCGGTGAGCTATGTTGACAGTGATCTGTCACCCACACGCGCCAAGGGGACTGAATACTATCGCGGTGATTTATTCGGCAATGAGGTCGAAGGCAACAGCAAGGTGGTGGCCATGGAAGTGCGGGACACTGTCTCGGCCATGCTGCCAAGCCTGATGCGCGTTTTCTTTAGCTCTGAGAATGTCGTGGAATTTGCACCCCGTGGCCCAGAAGATGTGAAGATGGCCCAGCAGGCCACCGACTACGCAAACTATGTTTTCCAGAATGACAACAACGGGTTTCTGACAAGCTATGCGATTTTTAAGGATGCGCTGGTTCGCAAATGCGGAATAGCCAAATTCTGGTGGGAAGACGAAGAGAAAGTCCGAATTGAAGAGTACACCGGCCTCGATGACCAGACGCTAGAAATGCTGATGCAAGAGCCTGGTGGTGAGGTCAAGATCATCACATCCTATCCTGACCCTGCCATTGACGAAATGCAGATCAGCACTGTGGACCCAATGACTGGCCAGCCAGTGATGGCCCCTCCAGCCATGGTCCATGATGTGCAGATCAAGCGCATCACAAAGGATGGCCGGATCAGGATCATGGCCGTGCCACCCGAAGAGCTATTACTGGATAGACGCGCTAGGTCTTTTGATGATTCGACAATCATTGCCCACCGGCAAATGGCCACCATGGCTGACTTGCTCGCC